TGATTAACTACTAATATTAGTGCAGTAGGAGAATCTTTAAACGGATTAGGAGAATCTTATGCAAAAAACTTGGTAAACATAGATTTTGCGCCAGGTGGGAAGGTATTTGACGATGCAACAATGTCAATGTTAAAAACATTTTTAACAGCAGCAGAATTGAAAGATATTGGTAAGGATAATAACGCTTTATCTGCAGGTGCAGACCTTATTGCAAGTACAACTGGACAAGACCAACAGGATGCACAAGAAGCCCAAAATCAAAGAGCAGCTGCTATTATGACAAAATATGGAGGTCTTGTTGTTGCTGAAGCTAAAAGACTTCATGGTATAGAAATGGGCATGATAAAAGACAAAACTAAAGTTCAAACTAATTTAGCTCTTTTACAGATAGGAGCCACAAAAGGGCAAGCTAAAGAACTAAAAATGCAAGGAGCCAGAGCTCAGAATCTATTGAATCAAAGTAATCAAGAAACACTATTAGCAGAGTTAAAAAAGAAAGGTTTAACAATGGACGATGCCCAAGTACAAATGGAACAATCCAAATTAGATTTACTAATGGCCCAAGGAATACAGCTTGAAAAAAATCTTGATAAACAATACCAAATACAACAAGCTATGAAAAACAGTTTAGAGTCAGGACTAGCAGGAGCTTTTGATGATTTAATGACAGGAAAGAATAGTAGTCTATCAGAAGGATTAGCAAATGTTGCAAAAGGAGTTTTTGAAAGTGTATCGAAACAATTATCAGAGCAGATGGCTACTGGAGTTTCAAACTTTTTATTCGGAAATAAAGAATTAGAAGGGTATCAGAAAGGAGCTGAAATTATTAAACAAGCTCACGTAGAGGGTATACAAAAAGGAATGGGAACAGGAACTGGAGATATATCACTAGGGTCTGACGAAGATAGCGGAGGGATGAAATTCTTGAAAACTATAGGCTCTTTCTTTGGATTTGCAAAAGGTGGTATTACCCCAGCTTATGCAGCAGGCGGAGGAGTATTCTCAGGTTCTAAACAAGGCTACCCTGCTATTATGCATGGAAATGAAGCAGTCGTACCTTTGCCCGATGGAAAATCAATACCAGTAAGTGGGGGAATGGGAGGCAATGTTAATGTATCTATTAATATGACAACTGGAGAATCTTCGACAACTTCAGATGGTGCTGATATGGTAGCAATGGGTCAATCAATAGCTCAAGCAGTACAAAACGAAATAGAAAAACAACAACGACCAGGCGGACAATTAAGTCCTTATTAATAGATTATGGCAATAGGATTCAACGTAGGCGGTTCACTAGGTACTGTAGTACCAGATAAAGGACTGACTGTAACAAACAAACCAAAAATACTTTTAAATACTTTCGGAGACGGGTATGAACATAGAATTGCGGACGGTATAAATAATACGCCCCAACAATTCAATCTATCATTTGCAAATAGACCAAAAGCAGACATTGATGATATTGTTGATTTCTTTGAAACTAAAGGAGCAGTAACTGCTTTTGCATATGTAATCTCTGACACTAATTCTAGTGGAAATGAAAGAAGTATTCAAGTAGTTTGTTCTGAATGGTCTCAAACATGGTCTTACGATAATTTTTACACTTTAACAGCAACTTTTAGGAGAGTTTACGAGTCATGAGTATTATACAAGATTTACAGTCACAAACACAGGCTTCACCTCTTATACAATTATTTGAAATTGAAAAGAGTACAGGAGTTTTTTCATATGTAACTCCTGGTGAAGATAGTGACGGTTCTTCTTTACAAATGTATGACTATACAGATAATACTGAATTAAGAACTTATGTTCCTTATCCTGTAGTTGCAGATGGCTTTGATATAAAAGTATCGGGAGCTATAACTAGACCTACTTGCAGTTTTTCTAATATAGGAAATAATTTTACAACTTTAATAGGCACTACAGATATAGATAGTTTAATTGGTAAAAAACTTATAAGAAGATTAACACTAAAAAAATATTTAGCAGGAGAATCCGCTGATACAGGTTCAGGAGCTCAGTCAATAGAATTTACTAGACAAGTCTGGACTATCTCAAAAATAATGAGTAAAGATAATATGGCTATTATTTTTGAACTTGCTTCTCCTTTCGACTTACAAGGGGTTAAGATACCAGCAAGACAAATAGTAGCAAATGCATGCCCTTGGCAGTATCAAGGAGCTAGTCCGACTTTAGCAGAAGGCCAAAAGTGCGGGGGATGTAGCTGGCATACAGAAGGAAATTTTCAGGTTTCTACGCACAATAGTGTAGCTCAAAAAGTATATGTCACATTAGACGATGAGTACATATTTAACTCTTCTGACTCTTACACCAATTATACTAGTGCTTCTAATGGTACTTCATTTGCTATAAATAGTTATATAAAAACTACAGGAGAATCAGCAAGAGAGATAGATAACTTAGGAAATGTATCTGCAGTTACTAACGTAGTCAAGTACTGGCTTGTAAATGTAACAGGAACAAAATCCTCTTTAGGTACTCCTTCAGAGTCTAACGCTAATTTTGACGCAATAAGAGTATACAGCACTTACAATGCAAGTACTTCTTATAAAGTTTATACTGACGATAGATTGAACGAGATAGTACTTTATAATAATTTTACATGGAAAGCCAAAGTAGCAACAACAGGAAATACTCCAGGCTTTACACAATTTTGGAGACGTGCTGATGAATGCGGTAAAAGATTATCTTCTTGCGGAAAACGTTTTGGATATTCTCCCGTAGATGTAACCAGTGCTACTTCACGAGCAAAGGCTTCAGTTAATACTTCAAGAGTTTTACCTTTTGGAGGATTTCCGGGGTCGAAGAACTTTGAATAAATTTATAGAAGAAATCTTTTCTCATGCAGAAAAGGAAGCCCCACGCGAGATGTGTGGGTTAATAATAGAACAGAACAATGAAGAAAAATGGATTCCTTGTGAAAACAAATTTTTGGGAGAAAATCAATTTGAAATTGACCCAAAAACTTTCGCAAAGTATCAACTAATTTCAAAAATAAAATATGTAGTCCATAGTCACTATATGCAGAATTGTAAACCAAGTCAGCATGATAAAGATGTTGCAAAAGTTTTGGGTATACCATTTTTAATTGTATCATACCCGGAAAAAGGAGTTGAAATTTATGACCCACGTTAAATTAATGGGAGAAATAGGAGAGAAGTTTGGAACGGAATGGGATATGAATGTATCTAATTTTCGTGATATGCTACGTCTTATAGATTGTCAGACAGAAGGATTTAAAAAGTACTTAACAGAGTGTGCAGAAAAAGGTATAGATTTTACAATTCAAAATGGAGAGGATTTAATAGAAGGAACAGTAGATGCAATGATAGCTCCTCCCAAAGACACAGTAATCATAACACCAGTTGCTGCTGGTGCTGGAGCAAGTGACGTTTTTAAAGTAATACTAGGAGCTATACTCATAATATATGGAGCAGGGTTTGTTGATGGTTTATTTGCAGATGCTACTGCTGCTGCAGAAGCCGAAGTAATAGCGGCAAATAGTAGCATGGGAGGTAGCCAAATACAAGCAACTGAAGCTGCTGCAAATCTAAAGAAAGTTCAAACAATGAATGCGATGGCAACTCGAGCAGTTCAAGTAGTAGGTACAACTTTGGGCATGGATGGTGTCACAGGATACTTAACTCCAGACTCCCCTTCGGAAGCAGGAAAGAGTTATTTATATAATGGACCAGAGAATAATACACTACAAGGAGCACCTGTTCCTTTACTCTACGGAAGATTATTAGTAGGTGGTGCTGTTATTAATTTCGGGTTTGTAGAAGACCAAGTACTATACAATCAATCAGGCTATACAACAATAAAAAGTAACTACCATGCCAACAGCCCATATAATTCGGCTACAGGCACTGTATCATACCATAAGGCAAATGAAGTAGGACAATCACAGGAAAAATAATGAAAAATTTAGGAAGATTTTATAATTTAACAAATGGAGGCAAAGCTAACGGGGCCGGAACTACTTCTGGAACTAATAATAGTCCTAATGAATACCAAACAGCAGTTGTCTATGACCTAGTATCAGAAGGCCCAATAGAAGGCTTAGTTGATGGAACAAACTCTATATACTTAGATAAAACAGCAGCTACTATTGGAAATACAAAAAATCAAATAGTATCTTTAACAGACACTGCATATACAGCAAGTTCAAAAACTTTAGTAGATTCCAGTGCTCAAGGACTATTTAGTACATTTAGTACTGCTGATGGAACTCGTAATGTCTCTATAGAAAGTGCAAAGAAACAATTAACAGGCAATGGGTCTTCTCAAGGAGTATCAGGCACTTCAGGTACGACTCGTATAACAACACACTCAGGTTCTGGATTTTTTGATACTACAGATTTAAATTCTATTAATCCCGATGCAGCTGCAAATACAGAGATAGAAACATCAAACCCTCACCAATATATAAGAATAGAAGGAGCAGGATACGGAAGTTCTAGTTCAGTTTTAGTTGCAAAAATAGTAAAGTTTATAGATGCCCAGACAGTGGATATAGACGTAGCTTTACCTAGAACTATATCGCATAAAACAGTAACTATAGATAAAATAGCAACTGTTAGTTCAATAACCAATGCCAACACTTTAGTGTTAGCGGATATAACTGATTATGGTACTGCAGGAAGAGATGTTTCTGGGGTTAGTGCAGTTATAAACTCACCTCTAGAAACTGTTGAAGATACTCATTATAATTTTGAACAATTCCAATATGCTTTTATGAATGGACTAAGAGAGCAGCCTTATTTGAATACTCTAAGAGGTTTAGGAAGTTCTTCGGTTGTAGATGGGCCGGGACAAGCGATTGAGGCTACAAATTTAAGTTCCATAATTGGAAGTAATAATCATACTACTACTGGAGGATGGAATACAACAGCGGGTAGTGCAACAGCTAGTCCAGTAATAGTTAATTCAAGTAATGTAGCAAATCCGGCAGAAGTAGATAAAGTAAAATTAACATTTCAATTTCCAAATATGATTGCTGTAAAAGCAAGTAGTGGAGATGAAGCTCCAGCAATATGTGAGCTACGAATATTCTTTGGATTTAAAAGAGAGGGAGACAATAAATTTACAGAAGCTTTAGTTTTTGGACTATCGGATGCAGAGTTATTAGCAAGAGGTAGTGGTAAATATACTGCTGCATGGAAGCACGGATTTAATACTGGAAGAATTACTGCAGAGACAAAAGCGCCTTTTATTGAAACTTTTACAATCAGTACAAAAGATTTTCAACCTTACACAAGTTACCAGGTAAGAATAGAAAGAATTGGACCTTCTAGTGCTAGAGCTGGAGACTATGACCATAGTTCACCTTGTACTTTACAGACAGTCGAACATATACTAGAGGATAAATTATCTTACCCTTATGCTGCTTATGGTTCTTTAATTTTTGATGCAGAGTCTTTTTCAAAAATCCCTAAGCGTTCTTATGATGTAAAAGGTTTACTTGTTCAAGTTCCTACTAATTATTTCCCTAAAGGAGAAGATGGCAGAACTTCAGGAGAGTACGATAGAAATGTAACTAACGGTAATAACACAGGTTCTTTCCAGAAATGGGACGGTAATTTTAGAGGTGACTTAACAACATTTGCTCCTGAACATATAAATGCTGCGAAAGTATGGACAGATAATCCAGCTTGGGTATTTTATGATTTAATATCAAATAATAGATATGGATTAGGAAAATACATAGATAGCTCTCAAATAGACAAATATGCATTATATAGAATTGCTAGATACTGTGATGAGTTAGTTTCTGACGGCAAGGGTGGACTTGAACCAAGGTTTACAGCAAACTTATATCTTAAAGAAGCTTCAGAAGCACTTAAAGTATTAAAGGACGTAGCTTCTACCTTTAGAGGAATGATGTATTGGTTAGATGGTGAGGTACAGTTTTCACAGAATAGATACCAACAACCTGTATACACTTTTTCTAAAGCAAATGTAAGCAGTCCTTTTAAATATACTTCAACAAAACAACAATTTAGGTCTAATCAAATCAGAGTAACTTGGAACGACCCCGAAGCTATGTTCAAACAACAAGTTGAGATAGTAGAAGACACAAATAATATTTTAGAAACAGGTAGAATTATACCTAAAGATGTAGTAGCTTTTGGTTGTACATCTAAAGGCCAAGCACATAGATTTGGTAAATGGAACTTACTTTCTGAAATAATGGAAACAGAAGGAGTTGGTTTTGCTACTTCTATTAATGCAGGATTCTTAAAACCTGGAGATGTTGTACTAATACAAGATGCGGACGTTGATAATATAAGATATAGTGGAAGAGTATCTAGTTCTTCATCAGTTAATTCAGTCAATGTAGATAGCGCTTTAGACTTATCTAGTGGTAATACTTTTAAATTATCTATAATATATCCTGAAGGTGGAGCATACTTAGGAGATGAGTTACGAACAATAAATGATAATGTAGGTAACGCTTCTGCAACTACTACTTATAGTAGAGGAAATCTGATAAGATTTGCAAAAGTCAATGGAACGGTTGTAGAAATTACTACAGAAGAACAAGCTTCAAATGCAGTGGATAGTTCTGGAGACGAATTAAACTTAGTATGGAATCCAAACTCAAGAGTAGAAACTCAGACTATATCAACAACTTCAGCTAATACTACTACAGTAGCAACTTCTGGTTCATTTTCTTCAGCACCTAGTCAAGACTATATGTGGGCAATTAGAGAGTATAACTCTGCAGGTAACTTAGCAAATGGTTCTGCTCAGCAATACGTTGTAACTGGAATTAATCAGTCAGAGCTAACTACTTATGCAATAACAGCAGTAAAGTATGAAGCAGCTAAATTTGACCTAATAGATAGAGGCTATGTGCTAGAGCAGGGAACAGATATTAATAGCTTACCTTCGTATGATGAGGTAGTGCCTGTACCTGAATCTTTAACTCTTTCTTTAACAAAAGATTTAAACCAGGGAGTAGATGACAGTGGTCAATCTCCTGAAGCAGTAAAAAATAAAATCAGAGTGAACTGGGTAGCTCCTAAAAATAGTAATGGAACTAGATATCAACATATAAGTCACTATGAAATAAAACATAATGCGGAATCACAAGGAAAATATAAAAAACTAACAGCAGGTAAGAATGACTCTAATATTCTAATATCTTACAATACTCCAAAAATTATTACTGTAAAACTACAAGCAGTTAATACTAATGGAACTAAGTCGAATATAATACAGAGAAAAATTAAAATTCTTAATTCCTCCTTAGATAATACCTTATCTAAAATTGGATTAATACCTAAAGGTGGAGTATTAAATAGAGCTTTAACAATTAATACATCTACAGTTTCTATTGAAAACTATGGATATCAGTTTGACGCTCCAAATGGAATAACTTATAGTAACTCTACTAATAATGCTGCGTGCTATAGTCAAAACTTTGATGGTATGGGAGCAAGTGCTGTTGCATACTTATTATTTGATGCAAGTGAGTCAACAGATAAACTTAAAGCAGTTCAAATTCATACAGATACAACAGCTCAAGATGCTACAGGTAATACTCCTGGGTATGATTATATTAAAGAAGTTGGAGCAGCTAATAATGGCATAACTCAAGTATCTGGTACTGTATCAGGAGCTGTAGGTAATAATATATTAACAGGCTCAGGAACTAACTTTGATGGAGACTTTATACCGGGAGACAGAATAGTAATTGGAGCAGCAGGGACTACTCGTTTCTATACTACAGTTACTTTTGTAAATACTGATACTACTATAGAACTTGCTGACACTTTGCCCAGAGCATACTCTGGAGTAAATGTATTTAAATTAACTTTTAGACCTAATACTTCTTTTGATGCAATAATTGCTAAGATAGTAACAGATGCTTCTACAAATTATAGCATAGATGAAACTTATGCAATTACAGCAGGACTAGATGGTGCTGCAGGTGGCGGAGTAGATGCAAGAACAGTAAAACTAGCTGCGAGTAACTTTGTAATCAGATACGATAATGGTAGTCCTCCAGACGATTCTACAACTATAGATATTTCAGCAACTCCTCAAGGACATGCTACAACACCTACATTTGATTACTATAAAAGCACAGACCAAGGACAAAATTGGTCTCAAATAACAACAGACGCTTCTAATAACACAATAGCTTCTACAGCTACTACGTTTACTTTAGCAGATGCAGATGAACCAGCTTTAGATTCAGAAACACAAATAAGATGTAGAATGTTTGAGGGCGGAAGTTTGAAAGCCACTGATGTTATTACATTATTCTCAGTACAAGATGGTGCTGGGGGTATTGGAGGTGTAACAGGTAATTTAACAAATGCTGCACATACTGTAGCTACGAATTCAAGTGGTACTACTAGCGGTAGTGGTTTTTATGATGATGCAGGTGGTGTCTTTGAAACTTTTGTAGGTGCTACTTCTGTAAGCACAAATTCAAGCGTACTATTTTATACAGGTACTAGCGGTACAAGTACTACTGCTGTTCAAAATGGTTTAACACTTACACTAACACAATCAACAGGAGCATACGCTCTTACAGGGTCTAGCTGGTCTAGTAATGCAGAAACATTTACAGTAAGAGCACTTATACCAGCAAGTGTACATGGTGGAACAGGAACAAAAACTTTAACTAGAAAGTATACTATATCTAAGTCAAAAGCAG